GTTGGCGGCACACGAGAGCGTGTACTGCCCGCTCGTGACACCTTGCGACGGACTGCCACCGCCGTAGAGTGTCTGCCCGCTCGTACTCCCATTATCCCAGTTGCGGGTCACCCCAATCAGCGAGAGATCACCACCCGAATTGGCGACGAGATTGCTAGTGGTGCCGCTGCTCCAATCAGATTGCACGAGATAGGCCGCAGAAACAACCGTCCCATTGTTCGCGAGTTCCAGGTCGCCGTCGCCCACGTTACCCGTCGCGACCACGCTGGAAAGTGTCCCGGTACCCCAGTCGGACTGCGTGGAAACAAAACTTTGCGCGGACGGCGCGATGATTCCCTCGGCGGCAAGGTTGTCGTTTACCGCATCGAAGACAACCTTGCTGGCGTAGGTCGGCGTTGTATACAATCGGCTGCTGGTGCGTTTGTCCACGAAATACTCATTGCCGATGGTATCGATCTGGTGCTCAATGGCTGCGTCTGGATAGGTGTTGCTTTTATCCAGGTCGTCGCTCGCGAGCACGCCTGAGAACAGTGTCCCCAGCGTCGGGTCGGTCACACTCACCCGCTGGCTGCGGCTATAGCGAGCGGTTCCAGGATAATCGAGAATGGTTGCCTGGAACCGCTGGCGCTCGTCGGCCTTGAGGTGGATCTGCCAGGTATCTTCGTCGAACGTCACGGGGCTTCCTGCAATGGAGACAACGGTCTGCGCCAGTTGTGTGATTTGGAAGCTGTCAAACGACACCGTGTCGCTGTTGGTGGCGAGGAATGTGTAGAGCCCGAATTGGCCGCCGACATTCCAAAATGTCGAGTCGTAGATAATGAGTTGGTAGCCCGCTGGCTCGCTCTGACCATCCAGCCAGACATTCATGCCATAGGCATTATCTGAGACATTGACATGCACGCGATAGGTCGTGTTGGCCAGGATGCCTGGCGCGGTGCTGGAAGGAAAGAAACTCCCAGAGCAGTTGGACTCCTTAAAAAAATGAGCCAACCCATTGGTAATGTCCACGCGCATGTAGTTGCAGACATCCACATAACGCATGACGAGCCCGATAGTTGATGCTGTATTGGAACTGGAGAAGCGCACATATTCGTCAAAGTTGGTCTGTTTGCTCGTCCCCAGGAGCATAAGATTTGCTCCTGTTGTGGCACTCACCACCCCTTTGTTCCCGGCAATGGAAAGAGTAGACGGTCCAAATGGCATGGACCAACTCTCTCCGTCGCTTGCGGGGCTCCAGCCTGGCTGGTTTGCGCGTGTGAATGTGTCTTGTGCGAGGATGGTAATCGTCATTGATTGCGTATCCCTCTCTGCCTGCGCAATTCAGTGGCCTGATGCGTGAACAAAACATCGCCGACTTTGCGCTTATCCAGGTTGATGTCAGCCCCCTGGACCTGGACCACAATGGTGCTGCGGTTGCCGCCGAGGGTCAGTGATCCGCCTTGGATTGCCGCGCCAGAGGTGCCTGAGAGGGGCGCGGCAATAGCCTTTGCGACCTGGAGAGAAGCGGCGGCAATCTGCGGGATGCCCGCGATAATGCCGGATGACAACATATTAAGGAGCGCCGGCATCCAGAGGTGCGCGGTGCTCCCCGGACCAATCTCGGTGGGCGAGTGGAAGCCCAGGATGGATTTGATTTTGTTGACGACGCCCATTGCCGCCTGAATCACCGCATTTGTCCCGTTAATAATCCCATTCGCCAGCATATTCATAAAATTGATTCCGGCCTGATAGAGCGCGTTTCCGATGGCCGCGAGTCTGTCGTGGACAAATGTTCCCAGCCAGGAGAAAAAGCCGCCGATGCCGTTGCGAATGCCGGTCCAGATAGTATTGACCTGGGTGCCGAGCCACGAGAACCAACCCCCTACGGTGGCAACGCCATTGTGTGCTTGTGTCCCCAACCAGGAGAACCAGCCACCGACCATCGAGCGTAGCCCGGTCCAGATAGTATTGACTTGGGTTCCCAGCCACGAGAACCAGCCGCCGACAATAGTCACCCCGTCGTGTGCCCTGGTGCCGAGCCAATCGAACCAGCCCCCGACCGTATTTTTTACGCCAGTGATAAACTCATGCACATGGGTTCCCAGCCAATCGAACCACCCACCCACCGTATGCAGCGCCGCCTGAGCCTGCGTGCCAAGCCAGGAGAACAATGCTCCGATCCCATGGAGGGCAATCGTCGCGCTGTCAACCATGGCCTTCCAGTAGTAGTTGTGGTTATAGAGCCAGTCAAAAAACTGTTGAACTGCTTTTATGGCCCCCGTGGCAAAATTATGAATAAATGTTCCCAGCCAATCGAACCAGCCACCCACCGTATGCAGCGCCGCCTGAGCCTGCGTGCCAAGCCAGGAGAACCAGCCACCCACGGTATTTTTGACTGCGGTGATAATGCCATGAACGGTCGCACCGAGCCAGGAAAACCAGCCACCTATCGCGGTGACGACGACATGTGCGACGCCACCCAGCCAGGAGAACACGCCACCACACCAGGAGAACACGCCACCCAGCCAGGCCATGATTTGTCCCCAGTGCTGGATAGAGAGAATCACGATGGCAATCACCACGATGATAATCAGGATCACGAGATACACCGGCCAGAATGCGATAATGTTTTCTATGGCAGCAGCCGTGGCAGCCGCGACGTAAAGCCACATGAGCCCGATGATGGTCCCCAGGTAGGGAATCCAGCCAATCAGCATCGCGGCGAAGTTGACCGCCTTGATCACGTTCGTGGCCACGGTGAAGGCGATGAGTGAGCCGACCAGCGAGGCTACCGCAATCCCAAAGGCGCGCGCCCCGGCGCTGCCCTGCGTCAGCCACGAGACAAAACTGGCGAACTGCGCGACCACGCTGGTTACGGCGGGCAGTAGCGCTGTTCCGAGCATAATCATCAAGGCGTTGACCGCTGCGTGGGCGCGTCCCATCTGTACATTCAGGTTGCTCTGCGCGAGAGCCCATCCGGTCACGCCGCCCTTGCCGTTGTTCATGGCAGCGGTAATGCCTTTCGAGTCGTTCACAAAATCCTTGAAGTGGGTGCCGGTCAGGGCCATGAAGGTGCTGAGCGAGCGCTGCCCACCGATCATATCCGCGACTGCCCGGTTAAAGGGCACGCTGCCCTCTGGTCCTGCCCTCTTCGCCGCGTTATAGATCATCTCCAGCGCGCCAGGCAGCGAGGTCTTCAGTTCATTGCCCACCGCCACGCTGTCCAGACCAAACTTCGCGAAGGCCTTGTTGGCTTTCAGTGTCGGATTCTCCAGACTCTGCATCAAAAAGCGTAGCCCGGTGGCTGCCCGCGATGCGGGGATTGTGGCATTCGTTTGAACTGTCATGGCGGCAGCCAGGTCCGCGAACGAGATTCCCACATTTCGGGCGATTGGTTGTAGCGGGCCCATGGTCTTCGCGAGGTCTTCCAGGGTGATCTTCCCGTGTGAAACTGCTGAGATATAGCCGTTCATATACTGCGTGGCGCTGTACTGGGCGGTTCCATAGTTGGTCATGGCCCCGGAAAGGGAGTTTGCCACGTCAACCACGTTGGCCTGCTCAATCTGCGCGCCACGGGCAGCCACTCCCAGCGTGTCGAGTGCCTGTGCGCTTCGCTGCCCGCTGGAAACCACCTGATACATCGCAGCACTGAGCCCGTCAGTCCCAGAGGTCAGCACGCCAGTATCAACGGAGACCCCCAAAATACCCATGCCCATTTTCTGCATGTTGTCCGTGACATCGCCCGCGCCAGTGATCAGGCGATTGGTCGCCTGCTTGAAATCAGCGCCCATCTTGAGTGAGGCCGCGCCAAAGAGGGCCACACCGGCGCCCGCGACCAGTCCAGCCATATTGAGTACGCTGCCCATGGTGGAACCGGCGCGGCCCACTGCCAGCAGGGCCGAGATCGCATTCTCGGATCTGCCCGTCACGAGCAAGCGAAGCGCCACATCTCCCGCTGCCATGCTTGCTCCTTTCCGTTACCTGCGATACGACTCGATTTCGGCCTGTTGCTCGGCGTTGATTTGTGCTTCCGCTGAGTGGCGAGCAGCCCATACAGCCCGCTGTATGAGCACCTCGCGTAGAGGTGCTGCCTGATAGCCCCAATAGCCGCCAAAAAGCGGATACAGATCAGCCCGCACTATGGCTTCTGGGAGAGACTCGCCACGCTCAAGCTTGTTGAGGAATGCCCGTTCGCAGACCCGAAAAAATCCTCTTGCTCATCCTCCGTCATGGCCTGAGCCAGTTCGTCGCAACGCTCAAGCAACGGGTTAGAGTAGTTAGCGGGCAAGCGCCGGATAGCCTGCGGGGTCACATCAACCTTGCGGCCATTCACGGCAAGCGTCCAGTCCACAATCATGCGCTCCAGCAGCTTGAGCCGCCCGCTGCCCGCCTGAAACGTCGGATTGCCCTTCTTATCTGTGGTCGTGGCGGCGTTGCCTACGGCCTCCTGATCGCCCGCGCTGAATGACCCGCGCAGGATGACGATCTCGTGTGCGTCCCAGCCCCATTTCTTGCGGAAGAGTTTCGCCCCGACAGGATCAACCTCGTCGTTGGGAACGATGATATTGTCCACGTGATCAAATGCACCCATGTGCTTGTGCTCGCTTTCTACTCGTTTCGGGCAATGGCCGCGTTTGCAAAGAACGTCGATTTCTCTAGTTCGGTAAGCGCAAGAGACTGTTCTCGGCTAGCTGGTGTCTCCTCGACAATCAGCAAGGCCAGTTCCTTGGCTTTTTCGCGTATTTTTACGTAGCGCTCTGCTTGCCCCGGTTTGGGCGCGTGATAGGTGAAATCATTCTCGATACGCGCCCGTATGTCTTGTTGCTGCATGTACTATTCCTTAATAGGCTCACGCCGTGTAGTTCGGGGGATTCCTCGTGACAATCACAAGCTGATAAGCTCCACCAATCACCGGATCGTATTCGCATCGCAATTTCGGTTTGGCGTAGGGGTTAGCCTTACTCGGCTCGGCCTCTTGCCCGTAGGTTTCGTATCTGACGGGCAGTGTCCAGGTCCAGGATTTGGTATAGAACACGCCGCCTGTGAATCCGATCGGCTCGCCAATCAGCGCCACGACCAGGTACTGTTTGAGGTTGGTGCGCTCCTGCTCATACTGAAGCAGCGAGACGATATCCGTGTTGAGATCGACCGTACATTCCGGTTTGCCAGCATAGACACGCGTCCATTCCTGCTGATTGTTGTAGGTCCAGTGCGCGTCGCTCGGCGTTTTGAGCACGATTTTGATGTCGCCCTCCGGGTCGGTGTAGGGCGTTGTTTGCGCGGTGGAGGTGATCGGATCGATGTAGACCTGTGTCTGCCATCCTGCTGCCGGGAGATCTGCCAACGGAATGCCAAGCGCTGCCACACGGGATACGTTGAGCGGGTTGGTGGTCCTGTCCCCAATGGGGAGTTTGTCCTGGCAGAGACCCTTCATCGTGAGCTTTGCCTCTCCACTCGGGTTGACACTGAAATCCGAGTCGGTCGCGCAGAAGCCAGGATGGACCCAGGATGCCGATCCATCGAAGTGTTCAACGGCAAGAGAGGAGCGTGTCGCCTCCGATGTGACGGTGCCTTTCCAGCCAAACACGCCGGTGATGACGACGGTCGTGGCGTTCGTGGTGCCGCCAATCGACGTGATCTGGCTGTAAGTATTGGCGCTGTAAAAGGTGCCATTGCCGGTGATGGTAATCACTTCGGTGGTCGAGATGCCATAGGACAGCCCAACGACGGTAAGGGTTGCGCCCGCGGCAAAGGTGGAGGCCACGACAATCAACTTCATACCTGGCGCGGTCGGCTGCCCGGCGATGGTCATGGAGGCGGTGATGGTTGCGGATGCCACAACCGAGAGCGGCGCGGCTGGCAACGTCACCCAGCTGGGAGATCCGCAGTTCGCATACACCCAGTACTCGTCCAGGTCACCGTACCAATCAGCGTCAAATGCGCTGATCTCGCCCTTGACTTCCGTGGCGAGCAGCTTTTTGTCGCGTGATGACAGCCCATTGAACTCGTTCGCTGAGTAGCGCCCCATCGGGTTATTCGACTTGAACGCAGTTGTGGGCGCATTGTACTTGGCTCCCTGGATACCTTTGACGGTCAACTGTGCGCCAGTCATGCCGCCGGTGGTCGTGATGTTGGTAATGGACGTGTAGGTGTTCACGCTCACATACTCGAAATTGGCAAGCGCTGGCGACTGCAACTGTTGCAGCGTTGGCGCTGGGATATTGACGGTCTCAGTGTTGCCGGGAGTGCCGACGCCTGTGATTACAAAGGTGCCAGAAGCAAACCAGTTGGCAAAGGTAACGTGTAACCTCATACCGGTGCTGCCAGTAGGCGCGGTGATGCCAACGTTTGTGGCAATGGCGGTCACCGTGGCGAGTAAGGTTACTTCACCGGTGGCGGCTTCTACCATAACCGCGGTCGTGGCCTTGGATGTGGTTGGGGGTAATGGCATCTACGTTTCCTTCCATGTCCCCTGCGCTGCCAACCCTCTCTCTGACTCGCGCCTGATACTCAGTCAGTATGAATTCAGGCGGCTAGACGATTGGCAACGCGCGAGATACAAAAAGACGCTATTGTTCAGCCTCGGCAACCTGCTCTGGCTTTGATGGTTTCGTTTCACCCTCCGGTGCGGTTGCCGGGTTGTCGGCAACAGGCGCATCATGTGGAGGCTGCTCCAGTGGCTGAATGTCGAGTGTGCCGTCCTCGTTGACAATGACACGACAGCCAGCAAACTGGCCCGGTATGCCGGGAATGACGCCCGGTTCGCGAAAAGTCCATGTGGTCATGAGATAACTCCCGGTGGTGTAACCACCGTCCACTCTTGTTTTGTGGTCAGCGTGATTAGATGAGCCTTGACGTTTTGTCCATTCCTCACCACCTGCCAGAAGCGCCCGCTTTTCGATTTAAACTCAGCGTGAAACAGGTTATTGACACTCCCGCCGAGCGTTGCATGGGTCTGTATGGGAATGACCAGTTGATCTCTCGCTTTGTAGATCTGCCGGGCGAGCGTTGGCGTTTCCAGGCTGCACATGCTCAGGATGTACCAGTCTTGCTCATCCCAAATACGCCCACCGAAGCCACGTCGCGCGCTATCGTCTGCGTTGCCATAGACCTCCACGACCACGCCGCCGTCGCTGATCTGCGTCACTACATCCATAATCAGTTCCATCTGTGCAATCTTGTAGACCAGCGTCGTGTCAGGATATCTCAGGGCCGTGAGGTACGCGACAAGAGCATCCCCTACGGCCAATGTGTCTGGTGCGAGTGTTGCAGGCATCTATGCTACCCCTCCTAACGCGAGCAAGGTATGTTCCTCCATAATGGCAAGAATCAGGTCCTGGTTATCGTCAATCGCTGGCTGCAAATACGGGCGCGCTCTGTCGTTCATTGGACGCCCGATAGCATCAAGACCGCCGCCGCCGCCTTTTTCTCGACGCCGGCCATAAGGAACGCCTACGGTGAGCGCAATCTCTTCTGGACTGACCACCTCAAAGGCGATCGTGCTTGCGAGCTTGCCGGTCGGGTTGTCGAAAACCTCCCATGTGTTGATCTGCGCTGCCGTGACCAGCATCACCCCGGTTGCCGCCAGCATCGCAACCACCTCTGGCTCCATTAGCGCCTTGAAGCCCTCCAGGCGTGCCAGTCTGCCCAGCGATGGCGTGTCGAGTGTCACGCTAAAACCGTCAGCCACTAGGCACCGCCTCTCTGCGGGAAGCGCGTCACTGTCACCCGGCGCAGCACCTCGTACGTCGATGGGTCTTTCACATCGTAGACGCGGTAGGTAATCCCGCCAATCACCAGCCGATCAGGGCTGCGCACGTCGGTATTGCGCGGCATGAGCACCGTCTTGAGCACCGCACCTGTTACCTCGTTGGCTACGTCCTTCTCGTCCTGGCCAGGACCAATAACAGCACACGGCACATCTGACATATCAGGGGAGGTAACAGTTGTCCACACCGAATTAACCTCACGCTGGACGGTGCAACGATCCGTAAGGACGTTGAGCGTCATCCAGTCGGAGAGTGTCTGTAATTCGGTGCTGCTGACTGCTGGCATGTGCTGTTACCTTACCCTTGCGCCATATAATCGAGCGCAGTTGGGGCCAACGAAGGTCCGCCATTGCCCGTACGAGCGCCATTGCCCGCGTCAGATCGACTCATTGCAATGGACCCGGCGCGCTGTTGCAGACGATAGAACTTCGCGAGATCAGTGAGTGCTTTATGTGCCTGCGCACGCTGTAGGCTCTGTCCATCGACGGACACGCTATATAAAAGCACCCATTTGGCTGCCCAGCGTTGCAAGAGATCGGCGGCGGCTCCGTAAATGCAGTACGAGCGACCAGTAACAAAGACTGGGGGGTATGTATTGGCAGCGAACTGCCAGTGCCCCACAATGTTCTCGCTGACAGAAGGTGTTACCGCTATTGTCAAGAATTGTTTCAGTGTCGGCGAATCCTCCCAGTCTGCCCAACCTTCCGAAAAGTAGTCAACATACTGTAGTTGAGAACTGGTAAACGTGGGCTTCGGCGTCAGCGGAACGTTGACGAGATCCACTCGGCGCGCATCTAAAACGTCTTGGATCGTCTGATCGTCGAAAATCTGTGACGCGCCCGATGGATCATTGATAAGGACACGGACACGCGTTATCAGCGCCGCCATGGACGATCTAACTGCCATCGTGCCCGCCTCCTTTCATTGACTACTCGTCGCTTGGGGCATGATCCCAGGTGTGCGCGCCGCCCATGGCGCTGTGCGGAACGCTCGTGAACTGCCGTCCGTCGTGCGTGGTCAGGTTGGCGTGACCAGTGGCGGCTACATGATCGATGGTGGCATTGTGCTGCTGGCCATCGCTCGATGTGTAGTGGACGGCGTGACCGGGCGCGGTATGCTTGCCGTTGACGGTGTGCCCAGCTTGTGCCTGCTGGTCGGGTTTGTCTTTGTGGTCTGGCATGGTGTGTTCCTCCTTATTCGCTCAATGCTGCGAGTGATTGGCTACGGACGGCTTGGGACAATGTCGCCCTGATACGTGATCGTGGGCGTCACCGGGCTTCCTGACAGCGTGGCGTAGAGTTTTACCTGTGTTCCATTTGCCACTGATGTAGGGCTGATGGAAAATTGGATAAATTGCTCTCCTGCCTGCGCACTGGCAGTCAAGGTTATGGGCGGATCTCCAAGGAAATCGACGTTCCAGGTGGACCCGCCGTCGTAACTGACCGCGATACCGAAGGTCCATACACCCGATCCGCTGGCCTGACTGGCCGCTGAATATTTGACCCTCGCGACAAGTCCACGTCGCGGAGTTCCACCAGGAAGCACCAGAGCGGTCGCGGCGGTGGTATAGGATGCCGTCACGGTTTGACTGGCCTGGAGTTGGACGAGTGCGTCGCTAGGCATTTTGTGCCCCCTTTACCGAAGTTGATCCGGTGTCACTAGCAGGTGCAACGGGCGCGGTTGTACTCCCTGCGGTGGGCGCTGCCTGATTGGGCTGGAGTGCAGCGTCTTCATCGGCGCGCTTCTTTGCTAGCGCATCAGCATCATCCTTTAACTGCGCATCCTCGGCTGTGCGCGCATTGGTGAGTGCTGCTTGCTGTTCTGGCGTGCGCGCCTGCGCATCCTCGGCTGTGCGCGTCTTTGCTCGCTCGTCGGCGGCGGTCTTGAGCACGGCGTCTTCCTCTGCGCGGGCGTCTTCACGTGCCTTGGTCGCGAGGCGGGCGTCTTCCTGCGTGGCGTCCAGCCCGTGGGCGTGGCCCAGGTGGACCAACAGATCTGTCAGGAAACGCCCCAGGTGAAAGTCTTGCAGACTGATAGCCGCCACCTGTGCGCGCAGTCCTGCGAACTCCTCTGGCGTCATTTTCATGTTGTCCGTTGCTGGCGCTGGCTGTGCAGGAGCATCAGAAAAGCCAGGGTTGGAACTATCTTTCTTTGCCATGTGTGTCTTTTCCTTCCTGCCAACTAACTCAATTTGATGCCGTACAAGCGCCCAAGGCTGCGTGTCGAGGTATTGATGAATCCAACCGACCAGTCGATGAGCGTGCGGTATATCACACCAGAGTTCAAAAGGCCCAGATCCTGCACATTGATGTCATCGAATTGCCATCCGTAGAAGTGATCAGTACCGTAATTCACGGCGTAGATCGAGGTGAACGTGCCGCCAGTGTCCGCAAGACCAGTAGCGAGTTCAGTCACGGTGATGATCCTGGTGGCCTGGTCGGCCTTGTAGCCAATGTCGCGAATTCGTGCGCCTTTGTACATCTCAACCACGCGGTTGAATTGGTCTCGTGTCGTATCGAAACCGCCGCTGGTACCCATCAAGCGGATAGCAAACGCAAAACGCCGCTTCATGACTTCATTCATGTAGAGCGTCACACCATCCCCAGAAGGTGAATCGACACTCCAGAGGAGCTGGTCGAGGAGTTCAAGGAACTTGTTGGCTGTGGCGGCTGTGGCTGCCGCCTGTGTGAGGTCTACGCTGCCTCCGTTGACGAGGTTCTCAGGACGCACGCCGAAGGTGCCTCCGTTAGCGATGCGCGAACGCAAGCCGACAGGAGCATTAATGTCACCCGTGATGTGGTCGTTGACGATGAACTTATAGTTCATGTCATAAGTTAAGCCCTTCAAGTACGCCCCGACCTGCATGGCTCTGGGGTCCTGAATCGCGTTCTCATCCTGCACATAGACTTTGTCTACGTCGATGCTGTTGCGGATAAGGTAGACCTGCTCCTGGTACGCTGTGGGCGTGCCCTTGGTAGTCACGGGTTCGGAGTTGATCGGTGCCCAGTTCACGGTCGGCAGGTTGCCCTCAAAACGCACGCCAGAGGCTATCAACGACTTTTTGCTGAGAAGAGGGACATCCTGAATGACGTTATCGTTCTGGATGAGAGAATAGCTAACCGCTCGCACCGCTGGACTATTGCTGTTGAGCGCATAGTCGGCGAGATTGGTAGCATTGGCTGATACTGCCATCTACGTAGCTCCTATCATTCCCTCCTCAATATCTGATCGTGCCAGGTACTCAGGACGAAAGGTATGAGACAATTATTTAAACTAACGGGACCATTGCAGGTCTTCAAGTGTTACCCGTTTGCCAGGTGCAAGCGCACCTGGCGGAAGTGTGTTCGTGCGCCCCGGATTACCGATGGGGGTATAAGGGACAGTGGACGCAGCACTGGGCGCTGTAGCGGGCGTGGCAGGCGGTTCAGGTGCAGGTGGTTCAGCGGCCTTTGGCCCAAAGATTGGATGTGCCTTGATCAGCGCATCAAACGCCTTGTCAAGGTTGGTTGGCATCCCATCATCGCCAAATTCGAGCTTATCTTTGATGGCCAGCGCCGCAAGGTCGGGGTCTGTTATCCCCCTTGTGTATGCCGCCATTTTTATTTCTGCAAGGGTTGCTCGTTGCTGAGCCTGCTGAATGCGCTGCTCCGCCTCTGTTACGCGCTTCTCTGCCTTTGCGACTTCTGCCTTTGACCGCTCAACGTCATCGAGTGCTGCCATACGTTTTGCTTCGTCGGCGTCCTCGAATGCTTTGAGCCGTTTACGCAGATTGACCGCTTCTGAGCGCAGTTTGCGTGCATCTTCATGGGATATCGTTTCTGTGCCGTCACCCGCCGGGGGTTCAGGGTTGGCCGCCAGGGCCGGGGTTGTCACAGGAGTAGCCGCCGGGGCTGCTGGTGTGGTTGGATCTTCTGTTGTCATTAGCGTACATTATTCCTTTGCTCTTGTCAATGATTATAGTCAACCGCCTTGACATTTTAGGCGATGCACTATCAAGCCGCTTTACTATTATGTGGATAACATGTCAGGGTTCTCGTAGATGTTACCGATGACTTCAAGCACTGACAACTCATAGTCTCCCAAGTAGAAGCGAAGTTCATTGTCAATGGCTTTGAATGCACCACACTCAAAGCAAACACTCATGTTTCCATGGGGTCCGAAGCCAAGAATATCACCCTCGAAAATCTTGCGCCCATTTCCGTCACTTAGTCCAGTGTGTTCCATGAGGGTGATATAGTGATCAACGTTCCACCCAACGACCCCACCGTCTCTGAACGAGTCCTGATCCACTGCAATGGGTAGCCCGTGAAAGCCCACAGCCAGCAGGTTTTTGCTGTTCTTCGCGTCGGCAAGGTAGATCATCTTGTTCTCGCGCTTATCCCACGCCCTGATCTCTCGCATTCATTGCTCCTTAAACTCTGGCGCAACCGTGATCTTGCGGTATTCAGGGTCGTCAGGGTGCGGATCGACCGTGTAGCGAAGCATCATGTTTCGCAGTGGCGTTCCCTCGTCCCCTGCGGGGATCTCTGGCGACTCGATCAGAAAATTGACTGCCTCGTGCCCCGGATCTGGCGCCGTTGCGGTGATCTGGTAATCGCCAGGCAGCATGAACATCTCTTTCAGTAGCGATAGACGCACTGGTAGGATTGCTTTACCCATTTATCTCTCCGTCATCCGTCGCACAGCCGCCAGTCCGTTCTGATACGCCGTGGTGGTCGCCTGCATCAGATCAGCGTATGCCTGCCGTAACGCAAACACCTCGCCAATGGCATCCTCTATCACCAGCGTGCTCTCATCGTCCTGTGGGCGTCGTTGTCCACTGGCAAGCAGCGTCAATGCCCGGCGCATCTCATCCTCGGTACGCCTGCGATGGATTGGTGCAACCCGGACAGTATCGCCCCGCAGATCGGCTATGAGCATGTTTGAGGCAAGCAGTTGCGTGTGCAGCGCCTGGACCTGATCGCTCAGGGTGTTGATGTCGTGGCGCAATCCGCCGAGCCATTCATCTGAGGTTGGTGGCTCAATCATTTCGTGTTGCTCTGCTTGCATGGTGCCTGCTTTCTTTGGTTGTGGCATGTGCCAACCAGCCACAGTGTCCTCAAGTTGCTCGTCGCTCGTTTGCATGGTTGCTGCTTTCTTCTTTGGTCGTGGCTGATGCCGTGGTCGTGCTGGCTTTTTAGCGGGCAAGGCCAGCGGCGAAAGTTGCTCAAGTTCTTCGGTCATAGTTCAGCTTGTATCCCTTTCTCTGCTAATTTGCGGGCTTTGAGGACGATGCAATCCGGTTCGTGCGTCACACGATCGCGTTCGCTATAGTTCTCATCGCCACCGCAATAAATGCACGTTCTGTAGCCAAAACCTGAGTAACCGTCTCCCCCAACATGGGTGCTATCCACCGTTGCCACTTCCCGTACGATCTCCCAGAGCGCCGCTTGTAGGGCTTCTTCGGTCATTTATCCTCCTCGCTTACTTCGTGTATGATGCCCTTGTAAAGCTTGCCCAGGTGCTCGTATTCAATCGTTGCTGATGCCCGCCTCTCGATCCTCTTGTCTACAGCGGCCTTGAGCAGATCAGCGGCGTGGTCCATGATGTAAGATTGCTGCAATGCGGATATCTCTCTTCCCGCCCGCGCTTCTCTCTCTTCTCTTGCTCGACAGAGGACCAGCGCAAAGTCATACCCGCGTGCAACGATGGGCGCGCGATCCATGCCACACGCCTCAAGCTGTTCCATGAATGCAAGCAGTCTATTGAGTTCCGTGTCCATCGGTCATGCTCCCCTCACTCTGCTTTGGTTGAATAGCTCCTGAACCATCTGGCAATTGAGAAGCACTGCCAGGACACGAATCGATACCCAGGTAATCTCCCCGTTTTTGGGGTTCCTGCACTGAACCTGGATATCTGCATTAGGTTGATACTCAGCCTTTTCTGGCTCAGTCGCGCTCTTCTGTTCTTTCATCGGTCATCCTCCAAGTTCGTCATATCCGCATGGGTTGATCCCGTCGCTGCTATCCCCGATTAGCTCGCCGCGCGCCGAAGAGTAAGAGCCAATCATCTGCGCAAGTGCGCTGGCAGCCTCTTGCATGGTCACGCCCCATGGACGGTACTGCGGGCTAAACGACTCTAGCCCGTCCGGGTGCTCATGGTAGTAGTCATCCAGTGTGTACAGGGTCGTATCACGGATGAAATCACCAGTGCTCTCCGTCAGTCGCCCTTTGGGGTGCTCCCATACGTTTTCTTCCTGTTTTGACTTAAAGAGTGTCACTTCCTCAACCTCTTCATTGAACTGGACCCCGTTCGCTCGGACAAACTCACCTGAACACTGCTCAATCCATCCAACGACGCCCCCAACGGTCGCATGTCCACGATAAGCGTATATCCGAGGTGTCTTGCTCTGTAGGACCAGATCGTGCTCTACCAGCGAGAGGTGAGGAACAATGGTATCGTCCCTGCCTTTATAGAGCCTCATTCATCCCCCTTTGGCCATCCTCCCATATGCCAGTACCCATCTACGATCCTTTCTTCTTCGCGGGTACTTTCTTGAGCCGTGGATTCTTCCGCTTCGCCGCTGGTGATGCCTTGCGCGTGCTGCTTGCCAGGATAGCACCCGCCGCCTGCATGGATACACCGGACTTGCGGGCTATACTGGCTTGTGCGCCCTTAAATCCGGGATGTGCTTTACCTGCCATGATTATTGCTCCTTTATGCTATACTGCTTTCAACCGGGAGAGTATACGGGTTGTTACGGCCATGTGGGTAAGCGCCAGATCCGTAAAGGGTACCGGCCACCCACGTTTATTGCTCCTTTGCCAACTGCTCTATAGCGGTTCGATGGCTCGCTCCCCAGTTGAGAAGACGAAGAAACTGCTGCGGTCTGAGATCCACACGCACCTCGCCTTTCGCACGAATGGCAATCTGGTCGTATCCCCAGGACTCGTCGTGCCAAACAGCAGCGTGGTCTCCCAAATCACCGTAGGTTATATCCTGCTCTGGCTCACTCATCCCTCTTGCTCCTTTATGGGCTTACCGCAATAGACATCGAGTATCTGTAGCACCCATTCACGGAAGAGCGGTGATACATAGTGCTCTGCGAGATACGCCGTCAGAGCCACCAGCGCCGTATCTCGGTCTGTCATCTCGTGCTCTTCCTCGTCTGCTCTGACAGCCTCGTTCATGGCTGTTTGCGCCTCGTTCAGATGATGGTAGACCGGGATGTTGCGCAGCCAATCAGTCACCGCTCTTGCTCCTTTGCCTGCCCTTGTAGTTTTTCCTCTTCCTGGCGCAACCACGCGAGCAAGGATAAGGCCTCTTTCGCTGTCATCCACGTTATTCCATCGTTGGCGTGAATGGCGATACCCCCAAAGTTGTTGGGATATACGTTATGGGTGCCATCCTCATTTAGCCTGCCATCATGCTTCTGTGCGGGATCTGGCTTCTTCGTGCATGTACAGAGTCCATACATAAGTCTGGGATAAGCGTCCTCACGACTGATGCCACCACACACGGGGCACCGATTATATTCAGTACTCATCCTTGCTCCTTTGCTAACCGCTCTAACTCTGGCGAGTACTGAATCAGCCAATCACGCAGAGACAGGGCTTGTGCTGGCGTGAGTTCTACATGGTCTGGATAGTCTGACACGTTGTCGTCTTTGTCGATGTCAACTGTTGCGGTGCCGTTCACATTCCAGAGTTCAACGGTGTAAGATCCTCGTTCGTCCAGCTTGCCATCATGCTTCGGGATCGACTCTCCCAGGCGCATGATTCCCTCGGACAGTCTTCTACCGTCGTCGCGCATGGTAAGCCTGAATTGATTGTCGCTCACTGTTCTTGCTCCTTCCGACGCTGTACCCTCTTCTCACGCTCGCGCTGCCTGCTATCAAGCCCCTGGTGCGCGTGGTTGATGTAGCAGGGGTGCTCAGGACACGGCAGTCGCTCGTAGAAGTCGAGCAGAAAGCCGTAGACAGCCTCACGCACGCGTTGCTCTTGCTCGCTCATTCTTCTTCCTCCTGTTGTGCTTTGCCGAAACATTGCTGGCAATACGCTTTATAATCCATGTCCCTTTTCTCTTCGTTTTCGGCATCCTGCTCAGGCGGGAACAGGCACACAAAAATGGCAAGTGCGCCACAGCGCTGTTCATTATGCCCGCTGCATTCCAGCCTCTCAGGGACAATCAGCATTACCGGTTGCCACTTCGATTGGCTCATGCCAACCCCCGCTTTCTCCGCCTGAATGCTGCCCGGTGCTGGCGGCGTTCGCGTTTAGCTGATTGCGTGTGTATGCGTTTCTTTGCTGGCGTTCCCTCTGCAATATACGGAAGCAATCTAACGGGCGGAATCACTGTCTGAGAGTGCCACGCGAGATAACGCATGTAAGGCGTGTTGTACAGCGGCTTGCTCATTTCCTCAATCTCTCTGAGCATGGATTCGCGAATATATCGGTCATAGTCCTCAAGCCATGACTGTGCCCGCTGATCTTTAATATCCCTGGCTATTCTCAGGAGTTCATCTGCCGACATCGTGTCCGTTGCCTGTGTACTCGTGGTGGCGCTTTCGGGCGAGACATCTTCCGTTAGTCCTGTTTGTTCTCCCCTGATCTTTGAGTACGTTCGGGATATACCACCCAGCAACTCATCGCTCATGGCTGATTCCCTCCCTGCGCCTGTGCTTGCCCCGGCGCTGCTGCCGCTGGCTGGCCCGGTAAAGGCGGCGCGCCCGGTTCTGCTGGCGGCAATACCGCTGCCATCTGCTGTGCCTGCTTCATCTTCTCTGCGTCTTCCGCTGCCTTTAGCTTCGCCTCTTCCTCTGGATCGTACCCCAATTCACGTTGAAGCGTTGTAGTGCTTATGTCGACCTCTTTCTTAGAAATCGCCGCTTGCACGCTTGTCAGGTCGTCATGTGGCAAAGGTGATTGAAATGCCAATGTTACGTCAATATCACCGTCTAGCCCATTCAGCACGAAGAGCGCCTTGCTCACATTGATAATCATTTCGCCATAGGTACAACGCTTTGTCTCGGTTTTGTTCAGCAATGGTTGGTGCATCAACTCGACGGCAATTCCTGAGACATTCCCACGTGGCATTGCTTTGAGTCGCCCGATAGCAACACCTGGCACACCACTCGCCTCATCGATGTTACTGCGCAGATCCTCCGCGAAGAGCAGCGCCTTGTCGATTTCTGTGTGCAGCGTCACCGCCGTGATCTTGCTTTCAGGCAGCGGTAACACAATGATCTTGCCTGTCTTGATATCGATCACCGACTGGCCCACGCCGCCCGCGTACAGGATCGGATTGCCGTAAAACCACAACCCCTGCGCGATGTCACTCTCGACGAGGTTGAGCGCCTTGTTGACGCCGATCAGGTCAGACGTGATATCAGGCGTGCCCCAAAAGTCATTCGGTCGTGGCAGGTTCTGGCACGAGAACAGCGGCGGGAATGGATATGCCCATAGTATTGGAGCGCCTGATGCTGTCCACTGGCCTCTATCGCCCTTGCGTGACCAGTGCTGGATGCTCCACATGACATCGGCGTCCATCCCATCGGCGTCCGAGTCTTCGTAGCCATCGTCGTCGTCTTGTGGCATGGGATCGACGCGGGTGATCTCCTCGCGGTAGTAGATCTGCTGTGGATGGCCATCGACCCGCTCTGAGACACTGTACTCGATACAATACAGCAAGACCGTCTCGCAGTCTTGTGGCGCGGTCTTAACAGAGATAATCGAGGGGTCGACCACCACGAGGCGGAAGTTGCCAGCCCGGCTTCTCACAATGCGCAGGAACGCCTCTCCTGCCATTGCCCCATTCATCTCTAGCTTCTGCAAGAGCGGAATGCGTGCCTCTTTGCGCCCCCACGTCTTATCGAGGATCTCCTGTGCTTCGTCGGGCGCGTTCTCCTCTACCGAGATCTCCAGCTCCTTGCCGAACAAGAAGTTCACGCCCTGGTCCACGACGCCCTTGCACTGGTTCGTCATGACGTTGTTGTCGGTGCCATCAGGCATTTTCTTGAGTGGCGGGTCCAACTCGCCATCGTATGCTTCCCACGCATCCCGTATCCGCTGCTGACGGGCGCGGTCGGCATCTGTGATCTCGTACTGGGGTTGCGCTGGCTGCGCGGGCATGGACAGCGCTTGTACTGGCATGCGCGATATGGTGGGCGTCTGCATGGTTTATCCTCAGTAGATCCTGCTGCTATAGGTAACGTCAGTTGGGCGCAAGTCGAATCTTGCGGTAATGTAGCGGAGACAATCACAATTATGCACAAGAACCCCGTTGGCAAAGTATTCACCTTCGCCAATGGGGTTATCTACCGTGAGATTATAAACAGGCTGCAACGCCTTATTTTTGCTTATAGAAGAGACGGCTACGGCTTGTGCATGTTCTTGAGCAGTATTTCTGGGCGCTGCTTCTTCTTGCGCTGAACGTTCCATTACAAATTGGACATGATCTCGGTTCCTCAACAGAGTCAGGGAACCGCGCCCTTGTCTTGCATCCAATGGAACAGAATGCCTTAATTGCGTACTTGTTGCAAATGAATTCCTGATTGCAGTGTCCACAGATGCGTGTTTCGTTATCAATCCCGGCGCCACGTCGCCACGCTGATTTACAAGCATTGGAGCAGAACCGACTGTGATCCTTCTGCGTTTCTCTTGATTGATACCCTTTACCGCATTGCTGGCAATTGTAGTCACGATACTCTGCATTCTCCCATGGCATAGTAGCGATAGTACGGTGCCATGCCCTCCCCTCTTCTGATCGATGCCACGCGCTAGCAGCAATTCTGGCACGATCCATCCCTTTCCGCAATTCCTCCATTCGCCCTTCTGAGATGTTCTCGGCATGGTGTTTGGCGTGTGCCTCTGGTGTAAGGCATTCCAAATTTTCCAATGCGTTGTTGATCGGATTGCCGTCCCTATGGTGAATTTCGTGCCCCGCTGGAATAGGCCCATAGGCATCTTGCCATATTTCCTGATGAAGCGACTTGACACCTGCCTGAGTATGGCTGGCACCGGGACGGTAGTAACTCTTGTCGCACCAATTTGGTGAGTCGGGATAGCGCCTAAAAGCGATCCCTTTGTAAACAATGGTCTCTGACTTTGTTGTAGACTTCCTTGGCATAGAGGATACCTTTCTTCGTACGAATTGATATCCTCTATTGTATCACCATATCGCAAAGCGCGCAGTGGGATATATCCCTTATCCCTTAGATAAATGGGATGATTGCCGGTTCCGGTAAGTTCCGCTCCATTGGTGAAGCAAACCGTATGGACGTTTGCCCATTGCGCGGTCATACCAGCG